CCAGCCGCTACGAGCGCTCCCACCGTGTCGACCTGCCGGAGGCGCGGAGCGGCTGGCAGGTGCGCGTGCGCCGCCTGACGCCGAACCAGAACAACAACCGCGTCGCCGACACCATGCGGGTCGAGGCGATCACCGAGGTGATCGACGCCAAGCTGCGCTATCCGAACACCGCGCTGCTGTTCGTCGAGTTCGATGCCAGCCAGTTCCAGAGCATTCCGCAGATATCGGTGGAAGCGCGCGGCCGGCGGGTGCGGGTGCCGAGCAACTACGATCCGCAGACCCGTAGCTACAGCGGCACCTGGGACGGCTCGTTCAAGTCGGCCTGGACCAGCAACCCGGCCTGGCACTGGTACGACATCGTGTTGCACAAGCGCTTCGGCCTCGGTCGGCGGATCGACGCGAGCATGGTCGACAAGTGGTCGCTGTACCGCATCGCCCAGTACTGCGACCAGTCGGTGCCCGACGGCAAGGGCGGCCAGGAGCCGCGCTTCAGCTGCAATCTGTACCTGCAGAGTCGCGCCGAAGCCTGGACAGTGCTGCGCGATCTGGCAGCGATCTTCCGCGGCATGTCCTACTGGTCCGGCGCGGAAATGGTGGCGGTGTCCGATATGCCGGAGGACGAGGCCTATACCTTCTCGCCGTCGAACACCGTGCGTGGCGACGACGGCAGCCACTTCAACTACAGCAGCAGCCGCCAGCGCGATCGCCACACCCTGGCCCTGGTCAACTACGACAATCCGGGCAACGGTTACCAGAGCCAACCGGTAGCGGTGAACAATGACCGCGCGCAGCGCCGCTACGGCATCAGCCAGTTGGAGATCACCGCGATCGGCTGCACCTCCGAGGGCGAGGCGCAGCGGCGTGGCCAGTGGGCGCTGCTGACCGAGGAGCTGGAGCAGGACGCGGTGACCTTCCGCACCGGCATGGATGGCCGTGGGCTGGCGCCGGGGAAGATCATCGCCGTAGCCGACCCGGTCAAGTCCGGCAAGCAGATCGGCGGACGCCTGAGCGCGGTGGATGGCCGCGCGCTGACCCTCGACCGCGACGTCGAGGCCCGACCCGGCGATCGCCTGCTGGTCAACCTGCCGAACGGCAAGGCCGAGGCGCGCAGCGTCCAGTCGGTGGTAGGCCGCGTGCTGAGCGTGACCGCCGCCTATTCGGAGACGCCTCGGCCCCAGGGGCAGTGGGCGCTGCAGAGCAACAGCCTGACCACCCAGCGCTTCCGCATCATGAGCATCACCCGGCCGGAGGACAATCTTTTCGAGATCACCGCGCTGCAACACAACGCGAGCAAGTTCGACGCCATCGACAACGGTGCGCGCATCGAGCTGCCGCCGGTCACCAGCATTCCGCCGGGCGTGCAGGCGCCGCCGCAGAACGTGCGGATCAAGGCTTTCACCAAGGTCGACCAGGGGTTGGCGGTGACCAGCCTGTCGGCCTCCTGGGATGCCGCGCCGAACGCGGTGGCCTACGAGGCCGAATGGCGCAAGGACTCGGGCAACTGGGTGCGGGTGCCGCGAACCTCGGCGCTCGGTTTCGACGTGCCGGGCATCTATGCCGGTCGCTACCTGGTGCGGGTACGCGCCTTGAACGTGATGGAGGTCGGTTCGGTCTACGCCAGCAGTGTGGAAACCGCTCTCGAGGGCAAGACCACACCGCCGCCGGCGCTGGCCTACCTACGCTGCGTGGCCGGCCCCTGGCGCATCGGCCTGGAGTGGGGGTTTCCGGCCAGCGGCGCGGCGGACACCGCTTACACCGAGATCCAGCAGTCCGCCACGCCCGGCGGCAGCGAGGAGACCGCACGGGCGCTGGGCCTGTTCGCCTACCCAGGCAATACCCACCTGGTATCGCCGATACCGGCCGGCGAACGGCTGGCGTTCCGCGGTCGCTTGATCGACCGTAGCGGCAACGTCGGCGCCTGGTCGAACTGGGTCACCGGCACCAGCTCCAGCGACGCCAGCGAATACAACCAGTTGATCACCCAGGAGTACGTCGAGTCGGCGCTGGGCCAGCAGTTCTTCTCCGATATCGAGCGGATGCAGGTGGATATCGGGGGCTTGCAGAAGCAGGTCGGCGACCTCGCCGACGTTCTGCTGTACGACCCGGCCAAGGTCTACGCGAAGAACGACATGGTGCGACAGGGGCAGCGGTTGTACCAGGCACTGAAGGCTGTGCCGGCGAAGACGGCGCCGCCGAACGCGGCCTACTGGTCCGATATCGGCCAGTCGCTGGAGACCGCCAACGGGCTGGCGCAGCAGGTGGCGAGCCATACCGCTGAAATCAGCGAACTCGACGGCAGGATCGAAGCAGCGGCATCGAATCTGGATGTGCTGCAAGCTGCCGCCCGCGGGGAACCGGCGACCGGAGAGAAGGCGGATGCGCTGAAGGGCTGGGACACCATTGCTCGAGCTGCCACCGAAGTCACCGTGCGGGCGAACGAGGACGAAGTGCAGGCGAAGCGGACGAGCTTGCTTGAGGCGTGGACCGGGACGGCGGAGGGCAGGATCGCCACCGTCGAGTCGGTCGTTGCGTCGAACAATGCCGTAACCGTCCAACGCCTGGATCAGCTATCCGGACAGGTTGCGAGCAATGCCTCGGCCATCAGCACCGAACAGACCGTCCGCGCCAACGCGGACAGCGCCCTGGGACAGCGGGTGGATACCGTCAGCGCACGCACCGATACCAACGAGGCGAACATCCAGACCACATCTCAAGCGGTTACCTCGCTGGATGGCAACGTCAAGGCGCTCTACAGCGTGAAGCTCCAGGCGCATGCCAACGGGCAGAAGTACGCCGCTGGCTGGCAACTGGGCTTCGACAGCGGTACGAGCGTGACGACCATGGCGTTCCAGGCTGATCGGTTCCTCTGGTTCAACAGTTCCAGCGGGCAGACAGTGGCGCCGGTTTCGATTGTCGGCGGCCAGATGTTTATCAACAACGCGATGATCCAGGATGGGTCAATCACCAATGCGAAGATCGGCAACGTGATCCAGTCGACCGCCCTCGGTGCCAACGGCGAGCCGCTGTGGAAGTTGGATAAGGGCGGCGCGTTCACAATGAACAGCGCCACGTCTGGCGGCTTCATGAGGCAGACAGCGGAGGCCACCAAGGTCTACGACGCGAATCTTGTGCTGCGGGTACAGATCGGGAATCTAGACGTATGAGCTACGGAATCCGCCTGAGAAATGCGGCCGGCTCCATCCTGATGGAGCTCACCGGCCAATCGGCGCGCACGGTCTACCGGCAGTCGCTCGGCGCCATCACCAACGGGATGACGGTGACGGTGCCGGGTTTTGATCCTGCGCGCGGTGTTGTGTTCATCATCGCGAGCGGAAACGAATTCGGTGAAGTGCCCCGATACACAATTTCCGGAAGCGTGGTGACGTTCCACTGGAACGGTTCATCCGGAACAACTTATGTACTGCATGCGGTGATGTTCTCATGAGCTACGGAGTATTAATTCGCGGGGATGCTGGGCAAACAATAATCGACGATAGTAATCCGTGCATTCATTTCGCTGCGTCGGGAACTTATGGACATACGACCGGCAGAGAAACTGTTATTCAATATGCCTTTCCAATACAGTCCCCGTATGAGCCGTATGTCTTCGTGCGCCCAAATGGTCCGCATCAAATCTATTTGTTCAGGCATATCGGCGCCCCGGGGAACTGGACTGGATTTGCATTCTGGCAGACGATCTATCGGGACGTGGACCCTCCAATCTACGGCGGAAAGTGGAAAGCTGGCGCGGTCATGTTGCCGAAAACCGGTGGGTGGGGAATGCAGGTTTTCGACTCCCAGTCGCGTGTGATGTTCGACAGTAACCGGGACATCGTTCGCTATGTCGGTGGCGCACAGGTTTGGAATAAGTATTCGTACAACCCGAGCTGGCCAGGCGGGATGGCACTACAAACGTGGTATCTGCCGTTCACATATGGAGTTGAGGCCTACTTCCAAGTCAGCCATTTCAATGTCAAAGCATTCATAACGTTAGAAGCGCCGCGCATAGGTTTTCTTGAGAACTCAATGAGCTTGATATTTGTTTCATCAGTTGTAGAGTTTGAAACTAACCATCAGTTCAATTGGCCGCTTATTGTAGTGGCGTAAATATATCTGGAGGACTATATGGCTTGGTATTCCACAGGCACGGTTGCTGTCACGCTGAATTCGCCGACAGTCACCGGCACTGGGACCGCATTTTCCGCCAACGCCCGGGTCGGCGATGCATTTCGCGGACCCGATGGGCGTTGGTACGAGGTCACAAACGTCGCCAGTTCGACGGTCATCTCGATCAAACCCAACTACCAGGGCAGCACGGCCAGCGGCCAGCCCTATGCAGTGGCGCCGATCCTGGGCTACGACAAGGACCTATCAGATCGTTTCAACCAGATCGCGATGGACTGGGGGGCGACCCTTGCGGGCATAAAGCCGTGGGCCCTGTCCAATACCGGCACGCAAGCGCAGGCGGACATGGGAATGACGGCGGTGGGGCGGGGACTCAACGCCGCAGCGACTGCTGAGAATGCCCTGAGCTTTATTGGTGGCATGCCGAAGTCGATGTCCAATCTGCGGGCTGTCAGCGACGCCAATAATGTCCCGAACGAATGTGGGTTCTACGGTATCGGAGCGTCGCCTTGGGCGAACTTGCCGCCGGGGGTCGACGGTATCAACCCTATCGGATCCATGCTCTACCACCATCCGTACGATGTGAGCACCGCCGTGCAGATGCTCATTCCGCGAACCTCTGACCTCATGTACTTCCGCCGGAAGCTCTCCGGCAACTGGAGCGCATGGGTGCGGCTACTCTCGGATAAGCAGCTTGTAGGTACGGTATCTGTTGACGGGTCGAATGTTCCGAACGGTGCGGTCATGCAGCAGAACGGGACCACGGCTATCAACGTGGGCACCAGTCTGCGTTTCGCCGACGGCACTCAGATTATCTACGCGAAGCTCCGTCTGGAATTCAGCGCGGTAGACATCTTGACCCGCCAGTACACGTTCCCCATGAGCTTTTTCGAACCCCCGAATGTCACCGCTACTTTAATTCAAGGTCAGCAGTCGGATATCAATCCATTGCAGTTCCAGCAACTCGGTCCGGTATTGGTCGCTGCTACTACTGTTAGCGCGTGCAACGTACGAGTCATGCGCCCTACTTACGTATCGAGTGGCTGGGCTTCTGGGAACTTCATCGACTGTTCTGTCAACGCGGTAGGGAGATGGCGCTAATGAAGTTCTTGCTAAAACCCGACCTGCAAGTCGGATTGCCTGGCCAAGAACGGGTAAGCTCGGTTTCTGTAAACGGATTGCGGTTGACTATCGACGGCGTAGAGTTCGATTTTTCTCCACTTGCAGTGGGTGGGTACTTGCCTCCGGAGGCATACATCAACATAACCCCCCTGCAAGAGGTGGAGGTTCGAAGCGACTTTCTTCTCGTACGCTACATCCACCAAGTGACAGCAGACATTCTGACTGCTTATCGCGCCGAGATTGAACCAATTTTGATGGAAGTTGACGGACCTGTGGAGCTACCGAAATGAACATTGACTGGAGCCAACTGAGAACCCCCGAGCAGCAGGCCGCCGAACGCTTGCAGGCTGAGTACGATGCCGCAGCCGCGGCGCGGGCAAATGCCTACCGCCTGGAGAGTGACCCGCTCAAGACCGAGGCTGAATTCGATGCGATCAAGGCCGGCACCGAGCCGGACTACTCTGACTGGATCGCCAAGGTAGAAGAGATCAAGGGGCGATACCCCACTTCCTCGAACCCGCCCGTCATGTAAGCAGGCTTCAGCGCCACCCCGAAGCCTGTCTTGACAGTAGCATCCCCTGCGCCGG